CAGGATCTTGCCGGCGACCGTGCCGTGCACGAGGGTTGCAGTCGCCAAGGTGTTGGCGATCGCCAGGGCCTCCAGCGACAGGACCGACGGCAGCGGCGTGTCGATCTTCATCTTGCCCGACCAGATCCGGGTGCCGGACAAGTCCACGCGCTTTTGGTTGGGGCGGTCACTGAAGACGATGTTGTCAGACTGGTCGAAGGACAGACTGCGCAGCGGGACCTGCTGTGCGTTGTAGCTGAACTGGGTCATGGCCTGGCTGACCGGATCAACGTCGTTCCATCCGGTCCAGGTCGCGTCCGCATGGGCGATCACGGCGCCGTCGACCACGGGGGTCAAGATGCCCCGGAAGGTGAACTTCACCGTCGGACGCTTGCCTTCCTCGACATTGAAGCTGGCCATGCCCCGCGCCCAGGACAGGGCGTGCTTGCGGCGGCCATCGCGCCAGATGATCGAGGCGCTCGATGACGCCGCGGGGTTCGCCGCCAGCCCATAGGTGACCGAAACCCCCGCCGACACGGTCTCTGACCAGCCAGAGCAAAGCAGCAGCTTGCCCCACTTCGGCGCGGTGCCGGCGGCCCCGGACCCGCCCAGCGGCACCTCGAAGCTGAGCTCGGCGTGCTGGCCGTACATGTAGTCCTTCACGCCGCCCAGACCGGCCATGGCCGGATCGCCGCCGACGCGCTCGCCCTTGAGGCTCAGGCTGGCGTTCTCCGCCCAGACGACATCGGCCGCTGCGGCGACAGGGTCGACGCCGTTGGTGACTTCGGTCTTCACCCAGAGAAGTTGTTTGTCTTCCACGCGCGGATCTCCGGCTTAGGCGTCGCCGTCGGCGCTGGACGCCGGCAGCTCGGTGATGAGGGTCAGGTCGGAACCGGGCGCGGGATCCACGCCGAGATAGGCAGGCGGCTCATGGCCGATGGCGGCCAGGGCCTGGGCGATCGCCTCGGCGCTGGCGGGCGGCAGGACCGGGGCGGGTGCGGCCTCGGGCGGCTTGGTCGCCTCGTCCAGGCGCGTGTAGCTGCCGTCGGTGTTACGGCGGTAGCTCCCGGGGTTCTCGAAGGGATCGACAGCCTCGACCTGGTCGGTTTGGCTGGGCGCGTTGCGCGGGGCTCTGCTCACGGCTGATGCTCGTAGGTTGCTTGGGTGGTGACGGTGAACTCGAAGAGCGTCATCCAGCGGCCGCCATCCTCAGAGGCCGAGTACTGGAGAAGCTGAGAGCCGGCGTACTGGAGCGGCATCGAGGAGCCCTGCGGGCTCCAGCCGCGCAGGCACGCCTTCATCTGGTCGCGGGCCGGCTCGTACTCGCTGAACCCGCCGGGGAAGGTCAGGACCAGGGTGACGCCGACGCGCCAGGTCTCGACCTGGGTGACCTTGAGCGATCCCGAATAGACAGGCTCAGCCCGGTCACCGATCGGGGCGACGATAGCGGTCACGTCCGGCCCGATCGTCAGAGCCTCGACCACCTCGCGGGCGCTGACGCCCGCCACTGCCTGCAGGATCGCCGGACAGAGGTCGGTCAGACGCGTCGCGATGTCCTGATAGAGCCCGATCATGCGCCGGCTCCGGCGGCGTGATCCTGGGCGATCTCGATGATCGCGGCGCGGTTGGCCAGCGAAAGGCCGAGATAGGGCCGAGCCGGGATCTCGACGGCGTCGATCTGGACGAAGGCGCCCGACGCCAGGGTGAACTTCAGCGGCTTACCCTTGGCCGTGATCCGCCCGCCGGTCTGGTGGATGGCGGCGTACTTCGCGGCATTGCCGCCCGCGCCGACCTCGACTGCGTCCTGGCCGTCCACCACGTAGTGGACTGAGCCCTGCAGCCCGGACATGCCCTTGTCGACCAGGGTGCGGCCGCCCTTGAGCTTGGCGCGCAGCGACGGCTTCCACGGCTGGCCATCCGGCGCGATGTTGGTGATGAAGCGCTCGCGGGTCGAGCTTTCCAGCTCGGCCCCGATGTCTTCCAGCATCGGCCGCTTGTCGGTCAGCCGGCCGATGATCCCGTCCAGGCCAGCCTCGGCGGCCAAGACATCCAGGCCGAAGGTCAGAGCGACGCCCATCACCAGCGCCCCAGGAAGGGCGACAGGCCCGTGTCATCGAACACGCGATCCGGCGCGGAGTGCTGGACGCCGGCAGCGGTGCTCGGCGCGGGCGCATCCGTTCCGACGACGCCGCCGGCGAGGACCGCGATCCCCTTGGCGACGTCCTTGGCCCAGGTCCGCCAGCGGGCGGCCTCGGTCTTCACCTGGTCGCGGCCCTGGCGGTCGAGGGCCTCGCGGGCCAGCGCAATCGCCGCCTGGCGCGCGGTGTCCGGCGCGGGATCCAGCGGGGTCGGATACTTGGCGGCGAAGTAGGTGTCGAGTTCGGAGCTGGCGTTGGCCAGCGCCGTGCCGATCCGCGTGCTGTCATAGCCCGTGGCCGGCGCGACCGCTTTGGCGAGCGCCGTCGCCTCCGCCACGGTCACGTAGTCCACGAACTCTGAAACAGACGCGTAGGCCATGGCGCGCTACTTCCCGCGCTTGCGCGGCTTCGGCTGCGGCGGATCGGCGTCCACGGCTGGCGTGGGCTCCTCCCCAGCACCGGCCTCGGCCTCGCTCGTGTTGGGCGGGGCTTCGGATTGATCGCCCGCCGCGGCGTCGGGATCCCCGGCGGAGACCGAAGCCTCCGCCGGGGGGGCGGCCAGGCCGCCCGTCTGCTCGCTGGGGTTATCCGTGGTTGCGGAGGCCGGACTTGAACCGGCGACCTCCTGGTTATGAGCCAGGCGATCTTCCGACTGATCTACTCCGCTAGAAACATCGTCCTGAGGCGGCGCGAGATCTTCGGCGGCCTTTTCACGGGCCAGCTCCTCGATCGCGTGCAGCCGGGGGAACAGGGCGTCATACCTGGGTGCAAGAGCCTCGCGGACCTCATCAGCCATGGCCTTGACCGCCAGGGCGCCAGCGCCGCCAGCGGTCTCGACGGCCACCACCATCACTTCGAGGGCGTCGGCGAAACTGCCCATCGCCGCGCGCACGGCCTCGATCGCCAAGGCGACTTCAGCCGGAGGCGCATCGCCATCGATCACGATGACGGCGGTCTTGGCCGCCAGCCGAGCCTGGGCCAGGTCGGCGGGGATATCCTCCCCGACCACGACGATGTCGCCTTCGTTGAAGCGCGCGCCGTCGTAGTCGAGGGCGATGGTGGTGAGCTGCAGGCGCATCGGCTTAGGCCACCGCGTCCTGGATGAAGTAGCCGAGCGCCGGGGCGACGATCAGTTCCTTGAGCATCTCCTCGACCTGCGGCCGTTGCGAGCCGCCGATGCCCACCTTGGGCTCGGGGATCACGCGGGTCGCGCGGCGGGCGCCCTTGGTCACGGTCATGCCGAACGTCATGCCCCGCTCGTTGTTGGCCAGCGGGTTGATGTTGAGCAGCGAGATGTGCTTGCCCCAGGCGCGCTGCAGGCTGGCCGCCTGGCCCTTCTTGGCCGTGTTCACCCGAGCGCTGCCGATCAGGATCTTGCTGATCTCCAGCTCCTCGGCCAGGTCCGCCAGGCGCACCTTGCCGCGCTGGGAACCGGCCCCGTACAGCTTCGTGATCACCTTCGGATGGGTGGCGAGCTTGGTCCAGACCGCCCGGCCCAGCACCATGGTGTTCGGCCGGATCAGCGGAACATCCAGGGCGTCATAGATCACCTGGAAGGGATCGGAGCCGGCGTCCGAGAACTGGGCGGCGCCGGCGAGCTGGACCTTCTGTCCGGCCAGATAGGTGTTCGGGTCCTGGACCAGGGCGGCGACCCGGACTTCGCGGGCCAGCACCATGAGCTCGGTGACCGTCTCGGTGGCGTGGGCCAGCGGATCATAGCCCGGCGGCGCATTGTCGATGTCCTTGTTCGGGACCAGATCCGACAGGGCGTAGTCCACCGTCTTGGCCGACAGCTCGGAGGCGGTCAGCTCGATGGTGTTGGCGGTGGAGCGGCGGCCGATCGAGACGTCGGGAACGGTCAGCAGCTCTTCCGGCGGGAAGTAGTTGTACCGGAACTCGGACGTGGCGACCGGGGTGGCCAGGGGCAGCACCTGGTCGGCGATCATCTCCTCGTTCTGATACGCGAGGGCGATGCCGGTATAGGTGGGGTGGATCGGAAAGGGCGCGTCGGCCATGTGGGTCAGGTCCTAGTAGAGGTCTGAGAGCGCCCCGGATCAGCCTTGGAGGCTGCAGGGGGCGACGAGGAACTCACCGATGTCGCCGGCGACGTAGGTCGCTTGGGCGATGCCGATGATGCGGTTGTTGACGCCGGCGCCCGGCGCGGCCTGGACGGCCTTGCCGTTGGCGTCGGAGGTCACGAACTTGCCGCGGGCGATGTTCCCGCCGACGTCGATCTCGACGACGCCGCCGACATAGGCGTCGCACCGGTCGCCTTGGGCGGAGGCGCCCAGGCTGTCGGACACGCCGATGAGGTCATCGGTGGCCGCGGCGGCCTGGACGACGATGCCGTCGGCCGAGAACTTGAGGAGGCGGCGGGCGGCGATGGCGGCGCCAGCGGCATAAGGAAGGGCGGGATGAGGGCGCATAGAAGTGGATCCTTGGGGTGGACGTCAGTCGGCGAGCCGGGCGGCCGCCTCGGAGAAGGAAATCTGCCGACCCTCGGACGCGGCCTGCGCGCGGATCTCGCCGATCCGGCGGGCGATCTCCGGAGCGCTGTCGGCGCTGGTCGGATCGAAGGTCTCGGAGGCAGGTGAGGCCTCGGCGAAGCTGATGCTGACGCCCAGGCCGGAGAGCAGCGCGTGCAGCTCGGCCCGACCGCTGGTGTTCGGTTCGGCGAAGGTCACCGACGCGTCACCGTC